AAACGTGTAGCTGGTAAACCAACTGCAACCGTAGCTGAAGCATCCGCGCAATATTGACGAATTTTATCGTCAGTGATATGCATCGAAAGTTGAACATATTTACCTAAAGAAACAGTTGTCTCAGCATAAGCCGGGATAACATCAACTCCACAATGCTCAGATGTAGATACCTGATTTTCCGTTACTGGAGTTTTATATTTCACACGCACTTCACGGCGGTGACCTTCACCATAAGCTGCAACAATTTCAGGTGCATTTGGTGAGTTTAATAACATATTTAAGAATCCTGGTTGAGTAACCTTTGTTCCGTTATAATTTTCGTTGATGGTAGCAAGGTGTAACACCACTGCTTCGCAATAACCTAAAGCCATTTTATTTAATAAATTTAATTGTGATTTTTTGTACTAAAAATAAGGTTGTTAAACCTATAATTTGTAAAGTAAATTGCTCTCAATTTGTAAAGTAATTTACTAATATTTGTAAGGTGCTTTGCACCAACGCTGCTTACTAATACAAAGGTATAAAAAAAAAGAGATAAGTACCAAGTACCTACCTCTAATTTTCAACTGATTTGGAAAGCAAGAATTATAAAGAACGATTATATTTTCATTTGGGAGTTAGCGCGAATCGCTGCTAATTGCTCTTGTAAAAATTGAGTTCCAGCATTTGAACTTGCCGGTGTAGTAGCACCTGGTGCTGGTGGAGGAGTTGAATTAGATTGTCCCAGGTCTAACATACGATTGTCCGCCACGATTCTATCCAACAAAGTTTTAAACTCAACCGGTTGGTTATTTTCGATATAAGGTAAAGCTTCGTCCTGAGCATTAACAAGTGCTAACTTACCATTCTCAATCTTAACCTTTGCACCTTTAGAATCTAAATATTGATTCATTAAAGTTTTAGCTGATACCTTAGCCACATCTTTTGATAAGCTTTTAATGTAGTTATAGCCATTTAACATACCATCGATATGTAACTCTTTTAACTCATTAATACGCTTATTTTCCACTTCTTGCACTTTCGATTGTGCATCTTGCTTAATTCGTACGATTTCAGCGTTTAACTGACTAATTTGGTCGGCATATTTCTTACTATCACCGCTATTAGCACTTGCCTTTTTAGTCATTAATGCGTCAATCTTTTCCTTCAATAGTGGAATTTTTTGGTATGTAGATTTAATACCAGTAAACTCAGCCTTATCCTCATCACCAAACTCATATGCTTCCATTAATTTTTGAAGTTCCGTTTCAACCGGATTTAATGCAGCACCATAAAAGTGAGATTTAACCGCTGGGTGATACTTTGCAGTATCTACGGTCATAATGTTATTAGATGCACTCTCCCAATTAGCCGGGATGTCATCCTGGTTTAATGCTGGGTTGCCTAATAATTTTTTTAATGTTTCGTCATCGCCCGGAATACCAGCCGCGATCATTACATTGTTAAGTAATTCAGATAGCTTCATTTTTCTTAATTTTTTTAGCTTGTTTTTGTGCCTCTTCTTTGATGGCGTTAATGTCTAATTTCTGAAAAATCATTTCAGTTTTTTCTTGCAGTTCACCTTTTGGTAAATGAGGTTTAATTGTGAACCTTCCTTGGAATTTCTCCATGAGATGCTCACGCATATTATCCTCGTTTGACTGCGGAATGATAGTGTTTAATTTTCCATCAATCCATACTTCGATTTGTTTATCCATATCTATTTAAATTTGTTAAGTAACTCTTTTGGCACTACCTTACTACTAACTGGCATAAATTGGTGACCACAATTCCAACCTCCAGCTTTGACGGCTAAGTTAGAAACATTTGTTCCAGCTTCCAAACCTTCAGGTAGTCCGGTCTTTTTATTGATTGGTACTTTCTTACCATTAATATCACCACGTAAGAAGTCATCAAATTGTGATTTATGCACGTACTCCATACCTTCTTGTTTAGCATCTATTAAAGCCTTGCAAAAAGGTCTTGATGTAGTTAATAATGAGCCTACATATTTATACCATTGCAATCCGAGATCACTAACAGCAGTTTCGTTATACTGACGCGAATAAGTATTTAATGCAGTTGTAGTATAGGTCTTTGCATATTTAGCTAATGCACCATCACCTTCTTTTGTATCGGTCATAAAGATGCGCACTTGATCCACTAAGTCCTCATATGATGCGCTACCGGTTACATTTTGAATTAGGATATCATTAAGCTTATTTACTACATTGCTTTGGATGCCACTACCCAATAAATTTTCAGTAACACTATCTACCGATGCAATTTTAATAGCTTCAAAAACTTCCGATGGTTTAAATGCACCAGTAACTGCGGAAAAATATTTAGAGTTAATATCACTAACCTCATCAAAAGATTTTAAAAACTCATCTACTTTTTTCTTGTAATTAGAATCTAATATTGCACCTTCAAACTCTTTTTTTATTTGTGCAATAATCTTAATATTCTTGACTGATAATTTAACCGTGTCACCGGTTTTATCAAGGTCACCCATTAATTTTACAATCTTCGCAAATGCTTTTTTCTGAACACTTGGAATTTGCTCGTTAAAAGAATTGACACTATCGTCAATAGTTTTAAGTAGTTGTTGTATTAGTGCTTCCTGGTTGGGCATTGTTTAGCTCTTCAGCGTAGCCGACTAAGATAGTATATTTTTCTGATTTGGTTAAATCATTCCAGTTACTATTTTCCTCAATAGCTCTCGCAATAAATTTATTGATGTTATAATGAATAGTTATATCCGTTTTTGTAATTACACCAAGTTGGTTAGCTGTTAAAATTGAATCGTCACCAAGTCCCGCCAACGGGTCTAATTCCATTCTTGCAGTTACTTGCTCTGCAATAGTTGGGTTAGTGCTAAACTTTCTACGCGCATACTCAATTTCAGCAGCGATAATTAACGTAGCATCTACCTTAGCGTTAACCATTCTTGTAATGTCATCTAACATCACGCTATCGCTTACAATTTCATATTTAATAGGCACGTTGATAGTCGGCAACATCGCAACAATATCCTCTTTAGAATAGATTGAACCATATCGCCATAATCCACTTAAGTAAGAAGTCATATTGATAAAGAAAATCATATCCTCAGCAACCGCATATACAAAGTTATTTAACTCTTCAGCATCATATTGTTTAGCTACACCTGATTGTGAAATAGGTTTCTCCGCTAAAAATTCCATATTAATAGCGCTTAATGCATCGTAAATACGTTGCTTAAATCGGCTATCCATAATAGTTATAATCTCAGTTTGCTTTTGGATGTATGCAGCTGGTGGATTTGGCGGTGTATCTTTTAATGCACTGTTTGAAATTACTATATGTTCAAAAGGATTGAATGGAAACTTACCTTTACCATCGCACTCACCGCATGAAATAGGTCCGTTGGTTGAATTGATCATACCACTACCTTTACATACGTTACAATCCGCAGTTTCGTAAGTGTACATCGTGCTGAATACGTGTTGAACCATCTCAGCCTGGGCATCACTATATTCACGTGCGCACTCATTAAGTGCTGGTATCATACCACTTACGCGAGTTTCATAATGACGTTCCTGATTTGTAAACTCAACTACTACACTACCTATCTCAAAAGCTGGTAATTCATTTAAATTATGTGCAAATGCCCAAGCCTCTCTATATTTGCCATCCAAACTTATTTGCTCATATCTATACATATGTGTATCAGTTAAGGCATATACAACCTCACCTTTCGTTTCAGTTTTTCCATTCTTAAAATAAAACTCCTCATCACCGTTCCAAATAAATAAACTATTAGGTATAAACTCATAAACATATTCTGAATTAATAATTTCAGGCATTGGTTTATAATATTCATTCTCCAGCTTATTTAAGTTAAGAGGTTTAACCACAACGATAGCACCAGCATCGATTAAATACTGACGCAAATAAACATCGGTAGCATATTTTTCTACTGTCTGAAAAGTTGGGAATTTCTTGTACATATATGTGTACATATCCTCGCCTTCCGCAATTAAAGGAAAGTCACCACTACTTGGCGTAACGTGCCAGTCAGGTGATTTCTGAATTTTTTGAAGTGATGTGATAACCTTACTGCAAGGTGCTTTGGTCATCGGCTGATAAACAGCCTCGCGCCATTGCTTTATATCCGCGTGTTCACCAGGTCTACGGCGCTCAATTAATTCCTTTGGATATTCGCCTTCAAAGTGCCAACAATGCTCTTCATAAGCTTCTAAATAGTCCTCGTGGTGCTCTCTTCTTTTAGGTTTATATTTGGATAGGTAAGGTGCTACCTGGTTTAATGTTAATTCCATTAAATTAATTTTCTTTCTTGTATACGCATTTTATTCTCGTAAGAAAAAGCAGCATATCCAGTTTTTGAGCTATACCACTTTATCAATAAATTGTAAATACTTTGAACGTGTTTTGACGATGTGTTACCGCCGATAGATAATAACTCAAAGTTATTAAAAATTTGCTCACTCTTCATAAACTTATTCTCAATTCCTTCCCAATAAGTAGGTTTAAATGGAACAAATTTAGGCTTCTTAGTAGTGATCAACATAGCCGGAACTATACAAGCCTCATCAGGTACGCCACCAGCAAAGTTCTTATAATAAAATTCGCCGTTCAGATAAAGCTGGTGTATATCTCTCGCCTTTTCAAAAACTTTTGTTTCCTCAAAATACATCACCTCAGAACTGCAATCGTACCACTTTTTAAGTGCAAACTTATCTAACATCTCATCTACCTTCACCCATTCGCTTACATTACTATCAGCACCACGGCATACCATCACAAATTGGTTATTATCGCACTTTTTAAAGATGCTCTCAACACTTTTATATGGTGACACTAACATATCAGCATCAATAAATAAGGTCTTTTTATATGGCGTTAAAAGGTCTAAATAAAGCTTTGCATTTATGTAGCATTGCTTATTGCCTTCCATATAATATTCGCCAGGACATTCAATCATATTATCAAATACCTCTAATTGCTTAGATGTTAGTCGAAATAAATTATTTGAATGCACTACAGTTATGTGTACACCTGGGGATGTATGTTTAATTGACATTGCCAAGTTAAACGCATAGCGACCATAAAGGTCACTACCCAATGATAGGATTAAAACTCCTTTTTCCATTAACATGATTTATTAAATAAAGTTGGTTCACTAACCGCCATCAATTCTACTCTACTTTGTGCAAGTGCTTGTTTGCCGTTAACCGCCCATTCAGGTTCATAGTCCTCCACTAAACAAAAATAATTAGCACCTTCAATAGTTAAAGTGTCACTTAAAAGTTGCACTCGTATAACATCGTGGGTACTTTCATCGCAGTAGTCAAACCACGCTTCGCGCTTTTTACCAGTTTGCCCATAGGTCCTTGTCATTTGACCATTAGAATAAAGATAGGTCTCGCTTTTATTTGGATAGATAGGATTGAATTGTAGTAAACGCAAACGCTGACCAATTGTATAAGTTACTGTTGTGTCATCTGATTTAAAAAATAAGTCAAATGCATAACCGCTATTATCAGCTTCAACCCATACTGAGCAAGGATGTGATCCGGTAGCTTTATAATTTATAACTGACCACGAAGTATAATCGTCATCTCCACAATCACCTCCTAAAATAGTGATATCATAACATCCACTTGCCATCGGATTACCAGTATCTATATTATTTATCTGACCAATATCAAAGCACCATATTAATCTATCCTGATAAAATTGCACTGGGAAAGTAGCGTGTCCGCTGTCAAACTCCTCACTTACTGCTACACCATTTTGACTAATTACGCATTTATAGTTATAACACATTTCATAAAAATGCATATCATAAATAACACCTCCTACCGCTAATGCATTATCAGTTAATAGATGTAAAGCATCTGAAGTAGTAGAGTTAAAATAATAATCATATTGTCTATTTTCAGTAGGAGAAATTAAAGCAACATCATTAATATCATACCAACTAATTGAACCATCAGTAAGGTTAGCTACTTTGAAAGAAAGGCGATAATCCTGACCTGAAGTTAAACTAAATGCAGTAGATAAAGATTGATTAATGTCTTTGCATTGCCATCCGTTTAAACTTTCCACATACATCCATCCGTCAACCATTCCACTATCAGGTACAAAGTGAGCATTCCAAGTACCTACTACACGAACATTCTTAATATTAATTTTTGCACCATTATTTTGATTAGCAAAACATAAAAAATCACCAGCATATGAACTTAAATAACAAGTATAGCGCCCATCAATATTTGGAGTTGAGCCATCAATTAACTGATAATTCCACGTTTGAGTTGCTAAATCACCAAGGTAAACTATAATATCACCAGCCGTTATATCAGCCTCAAATGATATCATATACACATTACCAGGATTATCAATATATTGACCTATTCCTATCTCAGCAGGTTTAGAGTTATAAGTTGTAGCACCTTCATTGCCGTAATAATACCACGATGTCGACCATCCGCCAAATATTCCGTAATTAGTACCGGTAACTACATCGACTTGATACCAATTGTTTAATGAGTTAGCAAAGTTTGCATTTTCAAATTCATTGGTATAATTTAAACTACTATCTAAAGTTATAAGTTCAATGCTTGGTATATTTTTAACTTGTATACACATCTCATCACCATCTTGCAAAAGTACATTATACTTTTTTTGGTCAGAGTTTAAACAAGTTTGTGCATCAAATAATGGTGCATCGAATTGTATAGGTTGGTTAAGTATATTCTCAATTGCCATTTTCGGTCTCTTTAGATGTGTTTATTGTAAATTGTGCTTGACCGCTAACTGGTGAATATTTGATTTCTTGAATCCAACCATTGCGTATCTTTTGCCCATCCATTGCAAATTTAACACTTCCTATCGGATTATTTAAAATTCTTAACCATTCAGGTTCAGTCATCGGGTAATTAAATTTATGCACTTTAACGCGCAAGTCATCAGGATTAACATTGTTAAAAATACCACCAAAAATAGAAGTCGATGTACATTTTAAATATGTCGCTAATTCATCTAACTCAATTCCCCAGGTAACATCACCGGTAGCTACATTCCAGTAATGAAAATTATAATTATATCCAGTACCATTAGGTATTGAACGCATCACCAATTTAATATAATCACCTTGCACCATACTAATAGTTAAATTAGGAATTGATGCGGAATAATTACCACTACTTGCACTAAACGCCCAAAAATGATCATCAGGATTTGAGCCGTAAAAATTATTACGAGTTCCAAAATGAAACCTTTGTTTTTCATTCCCAGCCGAATCATAATGAACTATGTAATGTTGGAACATAACTATACTTGTACCTGTGCTAATGCTACCGGTTTGAAAAGTTATTTGTGCGTCAAAATTATAAACCGCAGTTTCAGCCGCCGTATAACGATGCGTTGTAGTATCAAAGTAATTGCCATAATCATAGTTTTCAGCATTTAAAAAATCATCTTTTTCATCTACTGTATTTAATACCCCAGCGCCGTGTGCATTATCCGTACTTACTGGTGTATTTGCGTAAGCATATACTTGACCAGTTGTGGAGGATGCATAATAACTTGCTAACTCACTCGATAAATTTTGACCATACCTTTGTGAGATGTGATCATTATTAAGCAATTCATTATAATAATAACTATCAGGAACTGTATTAATAAAATTGCTATTAGTAGTGCGCCCAGTAGTAAATGTTAAACTTTCAGTAGATAGCATTACAATATCACTATCATAACTTTGGTCTAAATTCTGAACCATCTTTTCAATCAAATTACTACTCACTATCCAGTTACCGGTAAGGTCTAATGTCAAGTCCAGGTTACAAGTTCCCAAAAGGTGAAACTCCTCTTCTCTAAATCCATAAAAAGTAATTGCTTCAGGGAATTTATAAATCGAATTATAATCTACTGGTGAACCAAACTTAACCTTTGCATATAATTTATCAGTATCAAAACTTGTAATAATTTCATCTATTGCTACTGCATTAAATATTTCAGATGCATTGTAACGATATTCCGCTGGTTCAATCCTTATTACCGGTTTACCAACTTTACCATATGGGTCTTCTACCGTTAAAATTAATGGAATGCGTTTACTTACTTCCTGGTATAATTCTAAGAAACTAAATTGCACCCATCTACCAGTTAATGCGCTAACCGTACCTTTACGCATACGATAACCAGTAGTCAAAGCAATGCCACCATAAAAACCAGTATAGGCAAAAGCATCACTTTTAAAGTCAATAGTGTTATCGGACATAAAGCCAATCATGTAGTTAAAAGCATCCCACACTCTCGCACATTCTACCTCATATTTAAATGAATTATTAATAACACTATAAACATCTACCGTGTATTGGTTGCAGTTGGCAAGTACCTCACCATTCTTTGTCTTACCACTATCCAGTGCGGTCTTAATATTTTTGTTGTTATTAATCTTTGCAAAAAACGATTTATCTACAACCTTACATTTTACCGTACAAGTCCTTTCGTTAACCTCGCAGTCAGTTAGCAATATCGCACCACTAAAAATTAAATAGTCAATCTTATCGCAAGTGCTAAATATTTCGCAAGGTATACTTTCACAAAAGCTATCATTTTGAATCTTATCATTTAAATAAGCAAATCCACTACCATCAAACTCCAAAGTATATTCCTGATATTGTAAGAATAGGTTATATTGCTTATCAGTTTTAATAGTGAAATTTATATCTTGCCAGTTTAGCGCCGGGTCAACCTCTATATAGTCAAGTGTAAACTTTATCATATGATGTAACGATTATTAAACCTACCACCAATCTCATTAGCTATTACTTTACCTATTGTTTGCGCATTCTCTACGGTCACCGTTCTATTTTTATTCATTACTCTTCCTAATGCTAATGGGTCAATGGTCGCTACTAACTCGCCTGAATTGCCTTTTCTATGCCCTCTAACAAACGAATTAATATCGGATGCGCTAATCTTTTGCTCGTAAATTGCTTTGATTGTAGGCGCATATTTTTTGTTTATTGATGTTGGAATAACCGCTTCACCTGGTTGTAACATTGCCATTACACTATCTCTTCCCATATCCACACCAGGTACTGATAAAGTTCCTTTTTGATACTTAGGTAAAGGTGTAGCGATAATCTTTGCAAGGTTAGCACCTGCTACCGCAGTAGTTAAAGCAAGTACCGCCGGAATAGCCGTAGGAGGCGCTTTTAATGCATTGATTAAGGCAGCTGCAAAGTCAAGTGTTGCCTTAAAAATCGCAGCTTGTTTATCAGCCACATCAGCTTTGTGTTTAATCTCATTTAACTTTTTCTGATATTGCTCCTCACTAATTAAACCTTTGTCTTTTTGCTTTTTTAATTCAGCCTCTTCCGCACTTAATTGTTGGCGTGTAATATCTAAACCGATATCTGCAAAGCTACTCGCCGCCCCAACTATTGCATCCTTAACCGCTAACTCAGTAGCTAATCTTTTCTCGGCATTTTTCTCCGCGTCCTCAGTAGTTTTTTTCTGCGCATCTTGCTTAACCTTCTCCGCGTCAACTGTTGCCTTAGTAATCTTATCAGTTATCTCTAATTGTTTAATCTGATATTCAGTATTTATACGCTCACGCTCAGTTGCAGTTAAAGTTTCATCAGCAAGAATTTTTGCATACTTGTCATCCAAAGCATCCATCTCTATCTGCGCTTGTTTAACCGGGTCAGCTTCTTGTTTTAATCGTAAGGCAATCTTAGCATCAATTAATTTTTGCTCTTCCGCTAATTCCTTATCACAACTTGCTTGTGTTATCTTATCTTGTTGAGCGGATAGGTTTGATCGTGTTGCATAATATTGTTCCCATAGTGTAGATAATTCTAATGCCGTACCTTTGTTTGCCTCCAGAAATCCTTTCTCTAAAGTGTAATTCTCAACGGCAAATTGTTGCTGAAGTTCTAACTTCTTTAATGGGTCTTTCTCCTCATTAACTTGGTTCTGTTGCTTCAACTTTAAAAGATTCATCTCAGCTTGGAATGCAGCTTTCTTTTCTGCTAACGCTTTCTCAGCATCCGCTTTACGCTTCTTTGCATTCTTATCTCTCTCCTCATTCTCTTTATCGGTAGTTTCTTTGTCTATTCTTTGAACATTATAATTATATGCCTCAACAATTTTACCTTTACGTTTAGTAAAAGAATCAAAATCTTTTTGAGCAGTTTCAAATTTTGCAGAAGCATCTGCTATTTCTTGATCACTTGGTGCAATTATTCCACCTAATGGACCAGCATTTAATGATAAAGCTTTCTTTTTAATTAATGCTTCAAAAATCTTCTCTTGCTCTTTTAATGTTTTATTAGCCTTTTGAACCTCAACATCATTATCTGTAATTTGCTTGTTGTATTCACGCTCTAAAGCATTACGTTTAGCGGTAAAGTCATCTATACCACCCATTGCTAAACGCATCGCATCATATGCATCAGCTGCCTCATCGGTACTATCTCGTAATGCTTTCTGACCTTCCGTTAATTCATTAATCTTAATAGTCGCTTCATCTGCGTCACCACTTAATGCATAAATAGCAGCACCTAATGCTACAACACCGGTAATAATTAAAAATGCCGGGTTAGCTAATAACGATGCATTTAATGCACCACTTGCTACTGTTGCCTCAGTTTCCGCAACCGCTAATTCTTGGTTAGCAACTGCATTAGCCTGGGTAGCTGCATTAGTTAAACCTAATACAATTTGTAAATCTTTAAACGCATCCTTCATACCCATTAGGCTATTCAAACCTTGGGCAAAGTTTAATGCACCTTGTAACTTTTGTGCAACTTCTTGCGCTCTTTTACTTTCACCTCCAAATAATTGCACAGCACCGGTTAAACCTTGGAATGCACCCAATGTACCGCTCAACACATTTGATAATGCGGTAAATTTAGCTTCAGGATTTAAAGCCTTAACGCGATTATTAAAGTCATCTAAATCATCTGTTAATTGAGCAACTTTTTGCGCTGCTGATATTGCCTCTTTGCTACTTGCGCCGAACTTCTCAGCCATTGCTTGAGCTTCAACCTTAGCTTCTTTAATTTGAGTTTTTAAACTCTTAAAAGCTTTATCTACTTTGTCCGCCTCTTTTTCCGTCTCCAACAAATTTTTATTTAAATCGTCAGATGCCTTTGCGGTCTTATTAAATTCATCAGTAAGGCTCTTTAGTCCAGCCGTGTTACCAACTACTTCTATTACTATTTTATCAGCCATTTTGTTTATACATATCTTCGACTAACAATAAATACTCAATTAAGGAAAGCTTCCGGTAATCTACACCATATTGCTTCCCAATCTTTATTCCCGTAACAAAATTTGCTTCAAGGTTTCGTTGGATGTCCAACCAATAACTTTGGCTAATTGCTTCTTTTCGGTCTTTTCTATCAGGCTCAGACATTTCTCCAAATCGGTTGCTGATATAGCTGGTAAGGGAAATATGTGCCTTAAAGCAATTGGTACATTGCAAAAAAAAACCTCTTTGTCCTCCACATTGTCCTTCCAAAACTTAATTTTCTTTTCAGCATACTTAGCATCGTATACATACGGCGATTCGTGTTCATCAAAGAATGCAACCCCAGCCATTTTATAAAGTAATTCAGCAGTTGGTACAATCCAGTTTAAACGCTCTTTAATCATAATAACCAACTCGCCAACCTTCATAATATCTATCTGACCATTTTTACCGCTCATCCATTCATACATCACTTCAATAAACGCTTTCAAATGATCATTAGTCATTCGATTATTCCATTCATCATATACTGCTAACGCTTGAAATCCTCGCTCGGTAAACGTGTTAAAACTATCTTGTAAACCATAATACTGCACACCGCCAACAGTGAATGCTGGAACTATTGTGTGACCTTCGTGTAACTGCCAATTAATTACTTTGTCCATAACTTATTAATGCTTCGTGTAACTTATCTAATTTAGCCATCTCATAGATGTGCTTATTTTTCATTAAGGTAAAGTCAGTTCTACCTCTACAAATTTTCAGTAATATATTATCTCTTTTGTATTTATCCTGGTAGCATCCTGAGCAATTACATCTCCCAACATATTCAAATCCTTGCTCAATTAGGTAACCGGTTAAATCAGTTTTAATTTTCTCTAACGCTTGTGACAATTCCATATGTTAGTGCGTTAATTCCGCATAATGCAAGTGTGTAACCAAACCAATAGTGCCAAGGTAAATCTAATGTCGGGAATACCCACAACGAATGCACTGATGCCATACACATCGGACATAAGTAAATAGGTTTTTGTATCCATAATGGCGCTTTCTCAAGTAACTTCTCTACCCTGTTTAATATCATACCAGGTTCAGTCGCTATGTTAAACCCGATGCATATAAAACTATTTATAATTAATGCTTCTATCATTATGCTAAAGATGCGCTGTAAATTGAATCATTAATATTATTAAAATCGGTAATAGTAAATATTACACCAGTTTCAGTACAAATAATATTTGTATTTAAAGTTAATACTGTTGCATTACCATTTTTAATAACAATTGAAGCTGATATCTCGTTACCATTTTCATCTAAATTTTGTTCAACCGTACAACCTATTGTTGCAATTGGGATAGTAACTGTTTTTAAATTATAACCAGTGTAGCTTGTTGCATCTACATTATAGTTATAAAATTCAGTCCAAACTACTTGAAAGAATAAATCGTTTATCGCTGAAACAGTTGCAGTTGGTAAGGTATACGCTATTTCTTGTGTTGGAATTACTGGCATATTAATCTGATACGTTTATAGTGTAAATGAAATTAAGATTTATTGAATTATATAATGTGTTATTAATTGTCAATTGTTGCTGATCAGTTAAAGCGCTATCGCTATAAACTTTACCAGTCATTGTCATCATTTCAGGTGTAAAAAATCCCGTAGGAAACTCAGGCGCTGCGGACCATAAATAAACATCACCATTTGCATCCGTGCTAACCGATTGAACATATCGCTTATGTCGATTAGTTTCTATGCTAAAATAATAAATTGCTAATGGAGTTAATCCGGTTGGAATTGTATAATTAGGTTCACAAGCTGTAAGTGTTAACTCATATGAATTTAAACATTCAGTAGATGCTGTAATATGAATTGCGTAATAATAGTCCTCAGTTTGAATGTACGCAAAATAAACTTCTGAACTTGGATTAGCAAATGTAAATGTTACATTAACCGTATCACCCCAATTATTACCATTACTAATTGTGTATGTAACACTACCACCTATTGTTGCTGTCATATCACTGACCATATTATCTAAAAAGTCAGTTAATGTAGCACCTATTCCTGATGTGTTAGGTACATAAGTGTCATCGTAAAAATATTGATAAGATGCTAAATTACCGCTATCAGCGGAGTTTATAGTGCATTGTCCAGTGTATGTTGCCATGCTCCAAATTTACGCATAAATTTTAATAAATTGGTGATGAAAAGCAAAACAATAATAACGAAAGCAATCTAAAAAATCGGACATCTTAAACTCATTACTTCTATCCTTTTTTATGTCACCTTCATTATCCACTTCCACATACTTCAAGTCCTTTATCAACCTGGCGCAACTATCGTTAATCTTAACATCAGCCTTTTGCAATAAGCTATTCATAAGCACTCGCGTATCAGCTACGGATGGATTAATGTTACCTACCTTCATTTGATTATCACCTAACATCAGTTTTTGCTTTATAACCGTGTAATAGTTATAGTTACCTTTAGTTAATGCCGACCTATTACGCCCAGTAGCATCACCGGTAATCATCAGCGGTACATTGTGAAAGGTAGCAAGTAACAAATCGCACAATTGAAAGATATCAGAGTTATGTAGCGCAAATTCCTGAATGATGCGGATAGTGTGACCATTACTTTGCCCAGCAATGCACGTTATCGGGTCTTTGTTGAAGTCAAATGATAAAAGCACCGGTAAGGATGGGTCATAAGTCAAACCACTTGTAACGTGCTTATTTGCGTCAAATGCATATGCAAATGGATTATTAGTTACATCCACATCCTCCGCTAATATCTCACATCTAAAGCTTAACTCATCCATTGTTTGCCGTATCTCTTCAATCTCATCACGATCAATAAACGGATTATCGTAGGTAGATAAATTAAATGATGCCCAATTATCTTTTTTATTGGCATGAAGTTGCTTGAAATAGGTCTGACCAAACTTAGGCGTTGAAAGAATCCAAGCATCACCTTTAAAGTCCATCAGTGTAGGTAAGATAGTATTTTGCCATGCATCCTTAAACTTCTTTGCCTTCTCAGCCTCATCCACTATCACACGCGCATACTTGCGACCTCGCCCACTATCAGGATTGTCCATCGACCAAAAGTCAATCACACCGCCGGTAATAAGCTTTATCTGTTTTGTCTGCTCATTCTTTTCCGCAATAATAGGTTGTAGCCTTGTCTTAACTTCAGACCACACATCAGAGAGGTCGTTATAAGTAGGAGTAAAGTAAGCAACAAAACCGCCAGTAATGGCAATCCGAGGAATAAGATAATTGATAGCAAAAGTCGTTTTGCCAAACCTTCTACCAATTTTAAGGACATTAAACCTTTTTGAATTATTAAGTACATTTAATTGTCCCTGGTGTAATTTCTTTAAATGAATCTCAATGTCACTCATCCCACTTAATAACTACTTGTTGTTGTTCGTTAGTTATCTTTACTTGTTGCTGAGGTGTACCATAACGGTAGTTCATATAAAGCTTCACAAAGTTAAAGTCACCTCGCTCAACACCTCGAAGTAAAACAGCAATCGCGCGATCATCGTAAGGTGATAGTTTGCGGATTAGTTCTTGCTCTTCGTCTCTTCTCGGTCTACCCGAACCAGGTCTCGCACCACCTTTCTTTTTAGGAATTTTCGGTAATTGTTCTAAGCTCATTCTTTAGTAGTTTGTAAACTTCTTTCCAGTAGGTGATTTGGTCGCTCACATAACTTAACACCTGAATCTCGTTAAGAATAGTCGATACACATAATAATGCGCACTCAATAGCTAACTGCAAGTCCTCCACTTTCTCGAAGTAAAGTTTAATTAAATAGTCACAATGTTCTTGTTCATTCATTTTGCCAGTATTAAATTCTCGCCATTACGTAGCAATACTTTGCATCCTTTAGCCTTCTCAATTATTGCTTTGTCGTTTCCATCGTGTTCAACGCACCATATCTTAACATCAGGTAATTCATCGTATAGGCACATAAACAAATCAGTCGATGAACCTTCCACATCAATGTTCACAAAGTCGTACATATGTCCAACCTTCTCAAGTAAGGTTCTATGATGACAAGTCATAACAGCTATCATTTCAAATGGTGTTTGGTTTTTCCACTTTTCTACATTAGGTAAGTTATGCGTTGCAGTCGCTTCGATGTTATCGTAAAAGTCAACCAACCTTTGCTCATCAGTAACTATACACGCATTCACCAAAGTTAAATTATTTTTGAAATCTTTTACATTTTCTTGCAATTTAATAAACGTGCGCGGTGAAGCTTCCACCATTACGCCTTTCCATCCACGTTTAACTAATTCGTATGTGTTGCTGAATGTTATACCATCAAACGCGCCTATGTCCAGGAATGTTTTGGTACTATCGCCTAAATATTTAAGGATTACTTCCTCTTCGTTATTTTGTGAATACATCTATTTCTTTGTTCTATAATAATAATGATACATTGTCTTATCTATAAACCCGGCACTGCTGATTAATCCGCTATTAGCTAACTTAATCCCGTAATCCCTATCCTCTCCAAATGTTTTTTCAGGAAACCTAACCTTCTTGGCTATCTCAGTTTTAACCACGTTAATATGCATTATCGGGCGCTCATATGTGACATATCTTCTGTGGCGCACCGTTGCATACTCTTTACCATACTGGTGTACAAACTCAGTAGGATTCTTACCATCTGTATAAATCAAACCTTTAAATCCTATCACATCCACACCCATACTAATCATATGCATATGGTCATCGATGTAACTTTCAGCAACCAAGTCATCGTCATCTATAAACACCAGGTAAGGAGTTTTAACTTGGTCTATTAGCATATTACGGATTTTACCAATATTCACATTGCCTTCATTAACGCAACTAATAATTTCAACGTGCGTTTGGTCTTGAGCGTTTAGGCATTTCATTAACCGTTCTAAATAAAACCCGCGCTTCTTTAATGTCGGAATAAGGATGGTTAAATATTTCTCAGAGATCATAGTTACGTGCTTTTAGTTTATCATACACCGCCTTACCATTGCTATATGCATAATTACTATTCTCGCGCTCGTATGTCTCATCCTTCTTACTTTTACCTACTATGTAATGCATATGCTCAAACAATAGATGTCTACAATCAATTAAACAATCCAACTTTTTAACCACATCCAACAAAGCATTATCTGCAAATAAACTAAAGAAGTCGGGATGGTAAATATAACCGATGCGCTCGTATAACGATTTACTCATTATCGGTAAACTCATAATGTCGCCGTTGCTTATCCCATCATTAACCAGGATGCCATACATATCGCGGTCAATCTTTTCTTTAAGCAGTTCATTCCATCGTGGAGGAGTTAGGAAGTCATCCGACAACACCAGGAAGCAATCACCGGTAGCAATCTTTGCTGCATTGTTACACGCATCTACTAACGACCTATTGTTATTACTGATTAGTATAATACCACTTGGTATAGTCCACTCACGATAACATTCAGCCTGGTCATCATTATTATCAATACTTACGATATACTCAAGTGTATCTACACTGTTATCGAAATTATTAATGCAACTTAAAGCAGCCTCATAACCGCGTTGGCATCTTTTTCTACTTGGATGTATGATTGTCCATTTCATCTACAATAACTTTAAAACCTTTTAATTCTAATTCACTTATTCGATATTTCTGTAATGCACTCAGCTTACCATTAACCGCTTTAACTTCCACAAATATAATCTCACCTGGCTTCATACAAAGTAAGTCCGGGATTCCGTTTTTGTTGGTCTTAGCTAATTTAATAACATAAAACCCTAACTTCTCCCAGCGTTCAATTACCTTCCGTTGATATGCACTCTCAAGCACCTTGTCCTTTGTATTTCTTGCGGTAATTTTTGGACATTTTTAGTCCACTATTTTTCTTTTTGCTATGAACACCGGGGCGCTTACGTCTCGCCTTCTTGACAAACCTGGTGCTTATTGTTTTGGTCGCTTTCGCCATTGATTTATAATTAATTGATTGATAGGTTTTTGGTTAATCTATTTAGAATCATTCTAAATAACTACTCCACTATTTGCCAGTAAACAGTGCCGTTGTCGCTAACATTTGTAGACCTGATTTCAAAGCTAACTCCGTCAATCGTGGATGGTGAATAAATGTAAACATTACCAATAGCAGTAGTGTTGTCTTGGTTGCGAGTTAAGATAACCGCTTTACCCGCGTGAGATGATTGAACCGTTACACGACCAGCAGTAAGGTCAGCATAACCAAAGTTAGCTTCAACCGGTGAACCATCGTCCTCCACAGATAAAAGAATCGTGTTACCATTCTCATCAATTCCGTAATTTTCAGTTCTCATTGTATACGATGAAATAATGCGTAAATATTACCAATTGTTGGATTGAGCGCAGTAAGTGAACTGGCATTAGCCGGTAACGCACCATATGATGCTCTCGTTCCATTAATATAAGTTCCTAAAGATGTACCACCAGCGGATGCTAAACCTATTACTTGGGCAAAGTTAGTAGTAGTTAAACTTCTAATGCCGTGAGCCGTTGCACTACTTGTACTGAATGCAGTAAAGTATAATCCTGGTGTTAATGTAATTGCAGTGCCTGGTGTGAATGTTTTAACGCCAATTGTAGCAGCGGATATGTCACCACTATCTACTACCAATGTAGTAGGTACTACCGTAGTAGCATCCCCATTATAAATCCCAAATCGTAAGTTACTTCCTACCGCACCAGCTGATGTTACCTCAACGGCTATTTGATCAATAACAAGAGTTTTATGAACCGGAAAAGGAACTAAAAAAACTGAAGGTGTTGAATGGTTGGTTGCAGTTAATGTATTTGTGTTATCACTTGGCACATACCACCTTTGGCTTTTACGATAATAATTACCACCTCTTCTATCTGTTAAGTATGTAGATAATCCTGATATATCAGTTGTGCTAAGTTGTTTAGTTTTCCATTGGCTATCCGATGAATCAAAATAAATCGTGTCATTATTGCTTGGTGATTGGGCCTGAACATTATGAAGTTCATCTAACTCATAACCATTTTGTACTCTCACATACATTCTCCCAGCACTACCCGCACTTGCAGTAGTTACAAATCCCAAATAAACTAAATGATTAGGCGCATATGGTTTTACTTTAGTTATTGCACCAGCAGTTGCACCAAGGTATACCGCATCACCATCTGACCAAGTGGAAATAGGTAATGTGCTTAGTCCGTCAAGTAATCCTTGAAGCATTATAAAACCTTTTTGACCTGATGCTATACTTGTTGACATTACTAAACCTACCGTTTGAGCCGATGTCGCATCACCTACGTTATTAGCTAACTTAACAGTCATTCTATCACCTTGCCCACCAAACGCATATACCGGTTGCCCTTTTGTAATTGTTACGCTATCCGCATTAGTTACATAGGCTATTATAGTATTGGGTGAAGTTCCTATACACTGAAAGGAAGGTGTGCTTGAATTATAAACGACTAACATTTCAGCCCCGCCCTCAATATCACCTCCAATTAATGGTCCATCATTATTACGATAAAGGTCTACCGCACCTAATGAATTTATGTTTAGCGTTGCACCAGTAGTATTACCATTTGTAAATCTAACCAAGTAAGAATCACCATCGGCATATGAAGTAACACCAGTAATTGAAACAGTATACGTATCAGTACCTGATGCCGTGCCGTGCGGAATTTCACCAGCACTACCAGCTACGGCGTAATTTTCAATAATTGCATCTACCGCAGTTTTTAAAAGTGAAGCACTTGCTACGCTTGGACTACTGCAATCTGTATAAAGTAATTTAAATTCTTGGCGGTATTTATTACTCTCGTATTCGTGCGTGTTAAAAATCAAATAGTCACCATCTACCGCAGTTGAACAATAAACCTTTTTAAATAAAAGTTCGTCAGTATCTACTATTACTTTAACTTCCGTTGCAGTTTCATCTATAAATTGGTAACTCATTTCTTTTTACGATAAAATGTTAAACCTTTGTACGTTAACCCGTCTTTTATGTAGGTTTTCAAAGTTAATAAAGATTTTATAGAACCATCAAAAAAAAAGTCGTTAATGTCGTGAATATTGTTAAATACCATCCCGGTTTCAATATTTACCAAATCACCCGACCTATTACCATATATTCCTAATCGCGCCTTATTACCCAACCTTCCCCTCGAAATATTAATTTTTGCTTCAGGTGATCTATAACCACGTGCGTTACCATTACCTTTCATACCATAACTTATACGCATCTTTGTTACTGCACTGGCTAACTTACCTAATTTGTAACTATTACCAAGTAATCGTTTTTGCTTTTTAATTGGGTCTTCTTGGACTATATGCCCACCTGGATGTACATTAACTAACTGACCACCGGTAATCCTTCTACCATAGTGCGCTATCCAGTATTTTTCTCGCTCTAAAATGTATTTTTTGTCATCGCTTTCCTCCACAATCTCAAACGTGAAACCTCCTTTTGCAACTTCGTGCCAGGCGGAATTACGTTTATTTTCCTTATAAGCTCGATAATACTTTTGAATACCATTTTTATTCCTTGCCTTGCCAATTCCAACATAAAAAACTTTTTTGTCCTGATAGTGTTTATAAAGAAACCACATATTGTTTTTTGAATAGTGAAGTAGTATAGTTTTTTTTGTTACTTACTGCATTGTAAATTTTTTCCTCTATACCATCATTTGCAAATATCCAAAAAATTTTATTATTAGTCCTGACATTAGTAGTCATTCTATCTCGCGCTTGGAAGTATGTTACTGCTGAAAAATCAATGTTTAAAAACACTAAATAATCAGCATTGCGTAAGCTTATGCCTTCCCGACCACTTACCATTTGAAGCGCTATTTTTTTATCAGTCGTATCAAATTCGTTTAAATCATCTGTAATCGTATCACCAAATACTTTCTTGATCATATCATATTCAGCCTTGAATTTATAAAAGATGCCTATTTTTTTACCGGCAAAATGTTGCTTAATAAAATTAGCTTTTGTAAAATCTAAAATAATACTATCGCCGTCTTCAGTAATAACAGTACCTGAATAAATTTGATGTAACTTACCCATTAGTTTAACGCCAGTGTCAGCTAAAATAGCACCCTCCTCTAATTCCACTACATTATCTTTTCTTAATTGTTTAGCAATCTCATAAGTGTTTTCATCCAAATCCACATAAATAATTTGCTCTTCTATTTCAGTGACAAACCCACTATTCTTTTGTGACCATCGGATAAAATACTTGTCAATTACTGGTAATAGCTTATCCTTGTAGCATAACTTATAGTTATTGATTGAGCCATAACCATAATTAACCGATTGAACATTTACATAAATTTTTGCCCACTGATAAAAACTCATTCCGATAAATGGATTACCAGGACAAACATAAAGCTGATGAAATATCTGACTATAACTCTCCGGGTGCGGTGTACCTGATAATAAGATTTTAGGCACATCGTAAAATTTAATCCTTAACAGATTTACTCGTTGTGGAATTTTTGGGAATCCGCCCATAGTATGAGCCTCATCGCAAATTATCAAATCAAACTTATCCTTTACATTATGTAAATTTTCCCAATTAACAACAATTAATTTATACTGAAATCCAAAGTTTGCATAATCCGTTTCGATGCTTTTTATAGCTTTTTTTTTAGTCAGAAATAAAACGCTTTTACAACCTAATAATTCTGCAGTTTTTAATGCCATCAAAGTTTTACCTGTGCGCACCTCAGCAGCAATATAGCAAAATCCATATTCCTTAACTTTTTTTGATGCCTGGTTGGCTATGTCTATTTGATACCTTCTAAGTTCCATCTTACCATCATATTTTTAGTTACTGGTTCTTTCATTCTTTCAAGCTTACTATTAAAAAACTTACACGAACTTTCGAGTGCCTTGCTAAATCTATTCTTTGAATAGTCCTTTTCACTAAACTCACTTTGCGTTAAAAACTCACCATATAAGTTACTCAACTTAATAAACTCCTCCACTTTTCTATCAATAAACCATTCATAAAATTCAGATGTAAACTTATCACTTATTCTTTTCTGAATTGATGTCTCCGATTCTTTCATCTTTTTAAGGTCGTTACTTAAATAGAATTGAACCGCGCCAAGCATAAACGTGTAAAAAATATTCCACTTCGTTACATCCCAACCTATAAATAAATGCTCACCCAGGTAATCTACTGGTGTATTTTTATCGTTAAAGAAATTGCTAAACTCAAGTAAAAATTGTCGGCGGTTAGCAGCTTGAGATTCGTTGTCAATATTGTAATTTGTCGTGATCAAAAACTTGGGCGAATTTTCATAGTCAATAAATAACTCATCCTTATTTTTCTTTTCTACCGTCAAACCATCAGTAATTTTGCTAAACAAACTTTCAAAAGGCATATTTCTCTCAGTGTCCTGAAGTAAAATTATTTTAGTGTCAATAGTTACACGCTGGAAGGCAAAAGCTTTTGTCGGTTCAAATCCTTTACCATCAATAGTAACCGTCTTAACCATTTTGCTAACGGCTTTCGTTAGTAGTCCTTTGCCAGTTCCTCCACCCACTTTATTACTACTACTCTCCTCTCCAAAAATGATACAGTAAGGTTTCATCTCATCTTTGTAATCGTGGAGGAGGTAACCGATAATATTCATACAGTAATCAGCACGTTCAATATCATCATTGTTAATTTTCATTATGAATTTATAAAAGCTGTGATCAGCAAAATCATAATTTAAATCTAATTCGTGTTTAATAACGCTACTTTTCCAAACGACATAATTTTTAATATCATCATGCGTATAGTCAAGCAACTCTATCCCATTTGCAAAGCTTACACGCGCTACCCCATTGGTAAAAGGAAAGTAAGCAAAGTTTTTATCGCTCTTTAAAATTTTAACATTGGTATATTCCACAAACTCCATCTGAGCCTCAGAAAATAAAGTATTTGACCTTTGCTGGACAATCTCAAGCAAGTCATCGCGCATAATACTATCAAACACATAACTTAAGCTCATTATGTAATCATAAATCGCATCTTTAATATCAGTAATCTTAACCTCTTCAATTAATCCTTTTTCAATTTTTACATATCTAAAAGTGTTATCAATTTTATATCGATAAATGTTCAGGTGATTACTGATAAATTGCGTAAACTTATGTAACTGAATTTTAATCGTTGGTTTTTTATCTTTATTCGGTATAACCTCCCAAAACTGCGCAATCTTTTTACCTTGGTTAGCTTCATAGTTATCAATTATCTCTGCGCAATCATTTATACTTAATCCATCCAGCTTCCTTAGTTCATCTACAATCTCATCCTTTTCGGCATTGTCAGCTTTCATCGAATGTATAACCGAGGCATACTTATGTTTAATTTGCTTTCGCACTCGACCATATCCAGCATTCAATAATTCCTTAAAGCATTTTGTCCAGTCATTATTACAGTTTAAAAGGCAATAAATAGCACTTTTGCTATATGCTTTTTCACTTTCAAATTGGGTTGAGGTACTAAAGCAATAAAACTTATTTAACTCTTTATGATATGTCCCGGATGTTTTGCTGGAAGTATCGCCAGGTCTTTTTAAATGGAAACGTGTCGAATTTTCTGAGACAATTGTCCAGCCGTGTTTAGTAAATTCCGTTAGTACATCACCGCGCAAGTTATAATCGTCAAATGGACTATCAATAAAACTACTATCGTCAACATCCTTAATTTTTTTAGGAATTACAACCTCACTTTCTATCACCTGGTTAAATGATCGTGCAAGTGTTAAAAGTAAATCGCGCTCATCAGCAGTAATAACTATTGCTTCGGTTCGTTCACTTATAAATTCATAACCTGGTGTTGGAGGCGCAAGGCAATATCCTTTTTCAGCTTTAATCTCAATTAGCACTTTTACCTTTTCGTGGGGGTTATGCTCAACTTCCTCATCCGTGCAATAACGATTAGCTAACTTGCAATTTTTAGAACACTCATCTTCTATCCGGTAAATTAAGTGATAACCGTTACTTGGTGTGCGTACAATTACCAGTTTGTCAATTAGGTTTAATGAATGATTTTTGATGCATTCGATGTAATTTTCGTAGAGATTGCCTGATAAGTCATACTTGCAGTCGATGTCTATCATTTCACGACCTCCGCTCACTTTACCACCAATTGTCGCTATACCTTCAGCATCCTGGAAGTAAACTTCCGCATCAGCAATAGTCATTAATTCACTTTGAAATTTGGTCCAACTTTTAATGGTCGGAACTTTAAGCTTGTTTACCGGTATAACGCTGATACCTTGTTGTAAATAAGCAATAGCTTTTTTAATCATAATGGTAGAATTAATTAATTAAAATTTAATTGGGGATAAAGTTTACAAAAATAACTCTACCATTTATGATAGTATTTTCTTATTTTAATTAATAAACATTTATCCCAAATGTAAAATTATATTAAAAAAATACAATAGCAAGTAAAATAGTAATAGAGTTATTAACAAGGTAAAAGAAGGATGAAAGTATGCTTTTCCTATTATACTCTCCTTTTTACACTTTTATACTAAAATAGGCATTTTTTAATAAATAATTAGTAGATATAGAAAAAGTGCCTTCTTTACCTCCCACTTATTGAAAATCAATTTATTAAGATAGTCATTTGCCTTCCCAAATGCCTTCCAAAAGCCTTCCGCAGCCTTCCAAAAATCCTAAAAATGCCAAATTTTAAAAATCTTTAGGAAAAATATGCCTTCCCGGAATTCAAATGCCTTCCGCTAAAAAAAGGTGCATTTTGTTAATAACATATAAAAAGAAACCCATCTTTTGGATGGGTAAATCATCATTTTCTCAATGATTGGGGGTAAAATAAAGGGCGCATGAAGCGCCCCCTAACAACAATAAATAACAAAAAAACCTAAGGAAATAAATTAGTAGGTGCTGAATTTGCAACAACTGGAACCGCATCAAAGGTTGAACTTAGCACTTCGATGTAGTCAGCATTACACTGGATGTCGGTCTTTTTTTCTCCAGTTTTAGTTGTCCATTCAGACAATTCAATTCTACCTGATACGGCAACTTTTGATCCTTTAGTTAATTTAGGCAAAAGGTCAATTGCTTTACCTTGCGGATAGAATTTAACACATTTAACCCAAGTAGTAACCCATTGTCCAGCTTTGTCTTTTTTGCTTGACGCTGACACGCTGAACGATAAGATTTGATACTCGGATGTGTTGTTAACGATGGCATCTTGACCTATCGTCCCAGTAACATTAGCTTGTAACATATTTCAAATAATTTCTTCAAAGTTAACCTATTGCATCGACAACTCCAAAATTCTATTCTTTTTATAAGCTATCATTTTAGTTACCGCATCGCGTGAAGCTTCAGTATTTGCAGTGCGTAACCTCAAATGCTTTGTTAACTCTTCGACTTCTTTTTTGAGTTTTTCGATTTTAATTTCTTTTTCCATAATTCTGTTAGATAAGTATCAATTAAACGATTTCTTTCTTGCAAGGTGTTTATTTCTTGCTGGTGCATATTGATCCTGATAGCATCGTGAAATTCGTGAATTGTGTAATCGTTATTAATTAAGATTTTTTCCCGATATGCATCCATTTTTTCCATGTGCATAAGTTGAGCTTCGAGGTTAGCCTCATACTCATTTTTAAGACGCAGTTCCGTCATATTCAAGTAGTATTAAATGGTTATCAATTTCAATAATTCTAAAGAAGTAAAATTCATCTTTGACAATAATGGTAATGTTAGAGTTACCCCAAATGGTCCATGCAATATCTCGCCAGGTAAGTTTAGCAAGTTCATCTCGTAATTGCATTACTAAGCTGTCGCGCTCTCTTTTAGACATCTCCTCGAAAGGAAACTCATTTAGTTTAAATATAAATTTCATCGTCAAACTTATTTATTTTCATTATTTCTTTTGCCATCTCTTCCAAGGTCTTTTTCGATACCATAGGTTTAAAGTAAAGTTCAAGTTCCAACTTTCTGCGTTTAACAAGTCCATTTGATTTGCGCCCAGCTGAGTTCACCCATTTTACCCAGTGCATTTTAATTGCTTCATCATTTGGATTAGCATTTAATACGGTCATCAATGTAGATTTGCGCAGCGCATTCCAACCTATGTTATAACATAAAGATATTAACGCATCATATTGATTTTGATTAATGTCAGCCGTTAAGAATGAATTTACCTGGTCCTCAAAAAGCTTCACCATATTTTTAAGCAATATAGTAGCCTCTTCTTTAGTTATACTTTCGTCATTCATTGTCACCTTTGTACCATCCAGGTAAAAAGTCGCGCCATAACCAATAGTCGGTACACCTGAAGTACACTTATATGGCTTTGGACAAAAGCCTTCAAAAAATTTAATTAGATTAATCCCGTTTTCGCTTATTCTCATAAAATTCAAGTATTAGTGATATTATAATTCCTATTCCCATTAGTGGCATTATGTATAGTGCCATTTTAATTAGTGTTTCCATTTTGAAAGTTATAAATTAGCATTAGCCATTGTTGGCTATCGATGCCGTAATTTCTTAAATAATAATTAACCGGTAGTGCGCTGGTGTTTGCAATGCCATAATATGGATTCCAAAAAATATAATTAGGACGGTAAGCAAAATAACACCACTGGAAGTTATAAAGTTTAGCAGCGTTAATTACATCCTGGACATATGCTCCACTATTTTTTGCCCATCTAACCGCGTTAAACTCACCCAAAAAGATAGGATAGCCATATTTCTTACTCCACTCCGAAACCACCTTAAATCGCTTTAAAATAGTGTCTGCGTTAAAATTTTCATTCGGGTATAAAACTCCTTTCGGTCTATTATCCAAACCTTGGTGCGTATATGTGAAAGGTAAGTACATATGGAAGTTATACATTAGCTTATCATCAATTATTTTAAACGGCACAAATTTGCCATAATTGGTAGGCATTCCCCACGGACCAGGTGTA